CGCCCTCCCTAAATTAGTGCAGGATTTGGGTGAAAACGAGGTGATACATTGCCCTACATGGATTGAAGCCGAAGCTATATGCAAATTAATGCACGATGCGGGATTGAAGTGGGGTACGGGTACGTCTTATTTGGAAATAAACCGTTGGGAAGATTACAAAGAAAACACTTGTTACAGACCGTATGGGTGTTCGTATGGTAGTTTAAAAGAGGAATACCAAGACCCACGTTACACTATCCACCCCGCGTCGGCATTCCTCCCCGCCTCGTTCTACGAAGATGTTGTGTCAGAAAACAAAGAGGTTAATATCGAATACAGCGAAAGGGCTAAAAAAGTGTTTGAGCAAATAGGTTGGAACGACAATGCGGGTCAACCCGTAAAAACGGGCTACATCATGCCTACACCATCGTCAGAAAAAACTTACGATGGTCGTTCTTTGCGTGATGTTTATTTACGTGATGAAATTGGTCAGACCAGTAAATTTCAGGGAAAAGACTTTGCTGAAAACAAAAAACTCACCTACATTCACGACCGCCTCCAAGAAATCATCAACTCCTCCATACACCCCGAATACACCAACGGTGTCCGCGATGCCTTGCGTGTGGTGAAAAAACAAATGAAATAAAACACAAAGCATAAATAAAAAAGCCCCTTAATTGGGGCTATTTTCTTTGTCGTATTGTTCAATCAGTTCTTTCTTAAACGCTCCCTCGTTAAACTGCCGCAGCAGCCCTATAACAAGCGGATATTCACTCGGACACACCTTACTAAGCTCCTCCCCGATTTGCTCGGTGAGCGTGCTCATTTGCTCGAACGGCGCGTCGTGCTTTTCGTACATGGCAAGCATGGACTTCGTTACTTCCGTTTTGTACAAGTCTTTCCATTGGTTGGTGGCGTATTTCAGCCGCTGCTTGTATTTGATGTTGCTCCGATTGAGCATGGCGTTCATAGCCTCCGCGAATAAAATGGCCGTAACGTCGTTGTATTTGTTATTGTTCATGTTCTTTTGGTGGTTTGGCAAAAAGCCACAGGGAAAATCCTATGGCCGATGTGATAATGATAATGGCCATGCTGCTCATTTAAAAAGGAAATTGTGGAAAACGGCTCCGATAAACTCCCCAAGGCCGAAGCTTAGCACGCACACGATTGCGAAAAGCGTGTTGTCTTTCACCGTTGGTGTTTTGATGCTCATATCCTCGTTTATCTCCCCGAATGTGGGGATGAACACGTCCTCGTATGGGTTTTGTGTTACTTTCCCGTTTTCGGCTTCTATTTCGGCTTGAACATAACCCGAAGCGTAAACGTAGGACGCGGGGACGATTTTCACTTCTCGGATTGCGCGTTGGTTGTAGGTGCTGCTGTTCACAAGCATTTGGTAGTCTTTCTTTCTCACCACCACGTAAGGGTCTTCACTCTTCATATTCTTTTGTTTTACGCAAAGATATTTTCCTGCTCCCGTTTATAGCCGTGCTTAACAGAATTTAGGAAACCGCTTGCTTCATTTACCGATCCATATCTTGGAATACCGTTCATTTTTTCCTTCTCAAACAAAGAAACAATGTTTAGGTTGTAGTTGATTAGGTTAAGGCCAAACATTGCTTTTTCCAAATTAGCCTTGCGCCCGCGTATAATCGCGTTGTGTTCATTCCCTTTATGATCTACAAAAGTGATAATGTGATCGAGGATTAAAAACTCGCGGGAATCGCGCGTTTCAACGTATTTGGAAATTTCAATAGCGCGGGTTTCGGAAATTTCCTTAACGCAAGAAATAAATTGCATATATCTTTTTCCGAAATCGTATCGAGTTCTGTCGGCTTTCATGAGTGTTTGGTTTTTTATTGTGTCAAACACCGTTTGGATAATATGCACAATAGAAGGCACGGTACCTTCTTTCCAACGTTTCGGCGAATAGCTATACCCAAGATAAACCTTGTTGCAGTCCATTAGGATTTTGACAATCCGCATACAAGATTCGTATTGAATGTCGCCTATGGGCGGTATGTATTCTTTGGTGGAGTTGGCTCTTTTGCTTACGTGTGTGTCTATTTCCTCGTTTTGATGGATGAATATAATACCCTCCCCGCGTTTGGCTAATTTCTCCACGTCTTCGAGTGTTTTGCAGTGGACAAATACAAATTCCTTTCTCATTGTTGTGTGTTTATTTGTGGTAGTTCCGTTCCGTTTATGTAGTGTTCCATCACCGCGTACCAAAAGGCACTTCCCTCTTTTGTGCCTTCCCAATCAAAGCAGTGGAATATGGCGGTGGCCACGTGTTTACACGGCGTGTTCTTGTCGTTTCCGCACCAATTATGCTTCTCCGCGTATTTCAGCGCAAGGGTGTTGTGTGGTGCGGGCAAAGATTGTAGGCAAGTTTCGTAGGTAGTCATAGCATTTTCTCCATGTTTGGTTTATATGCCCACATAACCACGTTCGGGATCACCGTGCGAAGGCCGTTTAGGGATTCCTCGACCCAATAGTCCGTGCCGTTGCGCTCGCAGATGTGGCGCGCCATGTAAATTTCCCCATCCTCGTCGCAGGCGAATACAATAACGGAGGTGCTTTTACCCATGCGGCTTGTTTCGTGTGCGGGGTCGGATTCGGAGGTGTAAATCCATTCAATTTGTGAGTGGTGGTTCATGTATGTGTTTGTTTTTTGCCAAATGTATTTATCTATTTTGCTTTGTCAAGCGTTTTGGTGTTTTTTAACAAGGCGTCCGCACCCTCTTGGTCGAGTGATTCTAAAAATTCCACCAAAAGGAAATTTTCCATTTTTTGGAAATAATACTCATTCATCCGCTTCCGCACATCGTTCGTTCCAAGTTCCTCGCCCCGTTCCAAGAAAAGCCGCTTCGTGAACGCCTTGCAATGGTCTTTGAGGCTTTCCGACGGTTCGTTGAGCAACCTATTTCGGTACAAATACGCTTTTAGGTCGGGCGACTTGTCGAGGAGGGGATACCACGTGTCAAAGTTGTTTGTGCTAAACGCTTTGAGGAGGAAAAAAAGTTGGGTGTGTATTGCGTTCATCAGAATGGCGCTTCATTGTTGTTCGCGTTCAAAAAGGCCGCGTTGGGGGTAATGATGGGTTTTTCGTAGGGGATTTGAGCTTGCTCACTATTGTCGATATGCAGATAATTTCTTCTATCGGGGTGCGATTCATAAAACCGCCCACATTGCTTGTCAAAAGACATAACCACTTGCCCCTCTTTGCCCCAATGTTCAAACTTCACTTTCTGAATATACACCTCTGTTATGTAGGTGTTATCTTCTATTTTCCGTTTGTAAATAGCGATGCCGTTCGCCACCTTGTTGTAAAAATTAGCACTACCACTCACATCGTACATTGTCGGAACTTCAAAAACACCCTTGTCATTTTTCTTGATCTTTGTCGGGTGCGCGATCAAAAACAAATGTATTCCATTTTGCTTGCAGAACAAGTCGAGTTTATCAAGCGTTACTGAAATGTATTGTGTTTCACTTCCTGTAAACTTGTGTTCCAACTTATTCCAAGCGTCAATAACAAACGCTTTTATGCCGTGCTTTTTGATTAGCTTTTTCACTGTTGACATAAGGTCGTCAACATCAAAAGTCGCTTCGGGCATTATGTAAAAAAAATTGTCCTCGAAGTAGTCTATAAGTTCCTGCGTTTCTTGGTCTGTTTGGTGGTTTATCCATTTACCACTCACCTTTGCGCTAAGTCGAGCGTGGTGAAGATATATCGGCCAACTTTCGGGCGAATAAAATGCGGTTTTCCAACCCTCAAAAATATTCAAATTGGTGATAACATTATCGGTAAATACCGTTTTCCCGTGTGAAGGAATGCCCGTGATTAGTGTCATATATCCCGTTTCAAAAGTTATATGTTCGTCGAATGATTCAAGATTAGCCTTCGCACCCTTTTTTAACCCAACTCGTTTTAAAGCCCAAATTTCATCTTGAATATCTTTTGACGTATAAACACCCTCTATGGGATATTCGTTTGAATTTTGAAGTGTTTCCGCAAGTTTTAGAGGGTGTTCTTGAATGAGTTCGTTGGCGTCTTTGTACCCAAAAAACGAAACTTTCTTGCATCTTTCGAAACCAAAACGGCGTGCAAGCTCGGTTTGTAGCGCCTTTCCTGCTTCGTCGTCGTCGGTGGCAAGGTAGATTGTTTCGATATGCTCGAAATATTCCCAACAGTTGTCGAGGTATTCGAGCTTCATATTGCCCTTTGCCGCCCCGTTTGGAACGCTCACTACGTTTTTAAAACCCGCTTCCATGTAGGAAAGCGCGTCTATTTCACCCTCGGTAATGATAATTTCTTTCTGATTTTGAACCGCGTCAAGGTTGAAAAACACAAGTTCAGCACCCGAAACAAGTTTGAAATGTTTTTCTGCATCCCGAAATTTCACATTCACGCAAACATCGTCCTTGAAGTACGGAAACTTGATGCAACGCGCCAACCCATCTTTTTGCGGCATCCATTCTTCCCCATAACCTATCTTCGCTTCAAGCAAGGTTTGTTGGCTTATTCCCCTGTCTTTAAACCACTTCACCACCGCATCGGGAAGGCTTGTGGTATTGCTCCATTCGGGGATTTTGTATTCCCGTTTCGGCTTGTATTCTTGCTTGGGTAAAACTTTCATATCGCAATGGGAACAATGTCCAATTTGTTTTTCGGTATTGAAGCTAAAACACTTGATTTTGCTCTTTTTCCGATCTTGACTACACTTGGGGCAAGATCGATAATTTTCACCCTGCCTTGAAGCGTCAATGTCGTACTCTTTTTTGGTCTGAATATCAACGACTATCATGAGTTTTCACGTTTGTAACGAATGATTTTATTCACCTCATCAACCTCAAAGGAATATCCGAGTTGCGGGTTGTGTAAAAGCTCTTTAAACCCAATGTAATCTCGGTATTTTGCAATTTCAGCGCTTGATTTTTCGATTGGGTTTTCGGCCAACTTGTGTTCTTCCTTAAACCAAACCCCGTTCATTTTCTGCTTCCAATTTTTTATCTTTTTCCCGTTTGAATCGTGCCAATCACCCGATTCGTAAAACCGAAATGCTTTTCCTGCCGCCTCGGTTGAATACCCGTTTTGGGAAAAATAAGAAATCACATCGTCCACGGTCGGGGGAACAAATTCTTTTTTATTTACTTTTTTCTTTTCTTCTTTACTTTCCTTTACTTTACTTTCCTTTAATGGTTGACCAACGGTTGAGTTTTGGTTGTCGTTTGCTTCACTTTTGCTTTCGTTTTGCTCAACCTTTGCTTCAATTTTGCTTGACGTTTGGTTGACTTTTGCTTGACCACTTTTCAACCCACCTAATTTTCCGATGGCTGAACGCTTGTTTTTCAACTCGTTATATTCTTCGAGTGATCGTTTAAGCCTCGACGAGTAAAAGTGGTTTTGGTCGATAGTGAACAGTTCAAAATCGTTAATGATAGCCTTAACCTTGTCCGCATCAATTTGAAGTTCGTATGCAATGTCCTCAAAAGAGGCTAAAGGAAGGGTATAATTTGATTGATCTCGAAGCAATTCAATGATGCAGAAATAGATTCCGTAACCCTCAATTCCAAATTTTCTACGCAGTTTTATGATCTTGTGATCGTTCCTTGCGTTACTATCGTGGCTGAAATAGTATGCGTCTTTTTTCATTTTCTGATTGCTTTTAAAATAATCAAAGCCTCGCTTAAAATCTTCTCTGCATTTTGGTTTGGAAGCGAAAAAAGGTTCTCTCCACCCATGTCGTCGGAGGTTGAAAAAATAACTTCGTCTGCGTAAATGCAAATGTGAAGTTCTTGTTTTTCTGAAATTTTGGTTGTAATGGCTAAATGTTTCATAACTGTAAAAAGAAAAAGCCCTCGGGGGACAGACCCAAGGGCTAAGTTGGTTAAACGGTTTTCGTTGAACCATCCCAACCCACCAAGGTCTGTCCTTCTTGGTCGGTTAGGTGTTAATACGGGGCAAATGTAATTCAACACCCGCCCCGTGTCAAGTAAAAAAGTGTTAAGATTGCTTTTCGATTAGTCGGTTAAGGTAGTCCGCCGCCTTTTTCAAATCTTCCACGCCGTTCTTCTTTCTCCAACGGAGGAGGTATTTAAGGACGTTTCCCTCGTAAAAGTCGAGGTTGTAGTGGTCAATGATTTTCAGCGGCTCGTAGACGTCCTTGTCGTAATGGGGCGAAAGGTTGTTTTTCAACGCCGATGTAGCTTCGTAATCGATCATTTCTTCACTCCAAGCCCAACCACTATTGTCAATATAAAATCCATCCGTATTAATTCGTTTAATTTTCCTATTCTTACCTAAATATTTAAGCATACCACTACCAAAATCAACCCCATCATATTCTTTACCCACCTCCAAATCTGTTCGGACAACCACCGTGTCCCCTACATCGTATTTCATATTGATTAGTTTTTTCGCAAACATACACCACCAAACCACTACACTGCGTTAAAGCGTGTTAAAAACCACCAAACAAAATACACATTCGTATATTTGTCAAACAAATACAACCGAAAATGAGTTTAAAAACCCCGTGGCGTGAAAAGGTGGAGCAACTTATTAAAGAGGGAAAAAGCAATCAAGAAATAATAGATCAAGTTGGTAACCCATATAGAAACTACCACGTTTTCCAATCCAAGGTTGGCCAATTCAAGGCTATAATGAAACGCAAAGAATCGGGAGAAGCCATTTCGGTGCTCGAAGAAGAAGCGGACGCGGCGGGGATACCCATTGAAAACGTAAACTATTTTTGGTACAAGTCAAAGCGTATATCCATAAACGCATCCAACGACAAAAGTATAGTTGAACTATTGCACGGAATAACGGAGGAAATGAAAACCTATTCCCCCGTGTACCACAAGATCGACCGCCGCCCAATACTTAACGGGACGTGCCTTGTTATCGACCCTGCCGACATTCACATTGGCAAACTTGCCCGCGCAATTGAAACGGGCGACGAATACAACATGGACATAGCGTTAAAGCGCGTCCGTGAGGGGGTGAAAAGCCTTATAGCCTTAACATACGACTTTGGAATAGAGAAAGTGGTTTTAATCGCGGGAAATGACGTTCTGCATATAGACAACAAACGCAGAACAACGACAAGCGGAACACCGCAAGATACCGATGGAATGTGGTACGACGCCTTCAACTTCGCGAAGGATATGTATGTTGAGATTATCGAAATGCTTTTAGCGGTGGCTGACGTTCACGTTGTCCACAACATGAGCAACCACGACAACGTGCTCGGTTGGGCTTTGTCGCAGACGATATGCGCGTGGTTTAGCAAATGCCCGCAAGTAACCTTCGACGTAACCCCGAACACCCGCAAGGCTTTCTTGTGGCACGACAATTTAATAGCGTTTTCGCACGGGGATGGGGCGAAACAACATGAGTTGCCGCTTCTTTTGGCGAATGAATACCCGAAGGAATGGGCAATGAGCAAGTTCCGCAACATCTACATGGGGCACTTGCACCACAAGGTGTCTAAGGACTACACGAGTGTAACGGTGGAAACGAGTAGGAGTGCAAGCGGCACGGATAGTTGGCACGCGGCTTCGGGATACGCACATTCACCCAAGGCGATAGAGTGTTACCTTCACGGAAAGGGAAGGGGGCAATATGGCCGTTTTTCACATTATTTCTAAAAACATGAAACAAAAAGTTTATTTGGCGGGCGGTTTTAAAACCGATTGGGCTAATTATGTAAAAAAATGCTCAAATAATTTTCATTGGATAAATCCAAAAGAAAAAGAGTTTAAGAATGGAGAAAGGTTCATTATGAACGTGAACGAATATGGTAAATGGGATTTGCATTTCATAAAAAATTCAGATATAATTTTTGTTTACGTTGAAAGAACAAATACAAGTTGTATAGGATTAAGTTGTGAAGCTGGATACGCAAAAGGACTTGGAAAAACGGTTATTATCGTATTAGAACCAAATCACGAAACAATAAAAGATGCTTATTTGTCTTTTTTAACACAAGTTTCTGATATTGTTTTTACTTCTTTGCAAGAAGGAATTGATTATTTAAAATCTTTTGAAATATGATTAGCGTAAACTCTTTAAGCGGCGGTAGAACAAGCGGGTATTTAGCCATGAATTATCCTGCTGATATAAACATATTTGCGCTTGTGTGTAATGAAGACCCGAATTGTGGCGTATTAGACCCATTTTTAAGAAAATATGTGAATGAAAAACTTGAAAACTATTCTCATTTTGGAGAATTTATAGGTACACCAGAGGATATAAAAACAATAGGTGTAATGTATGATTTAGAACAATTGCTTGGAAAAGAAATTATTTGGGTAAGGGATGAATCATTTGAAAGTATGTGTAAAAGACTTAAAGCAATACCAAATCAACAAATGAGGTTTTGTACAAGTTTGTTAAAAATGAAACCTATTTTTGAATACGTGTACCCACGTTTTGGATTTGTTGAAATGAGGGTTGGTTATCGTTATGATGAATTAGAAAGAGCGGAAAGATTTACAACTGACTTTAAATACGTAAAACATAAACAATATCAAGAAAAATCAAATCGTTGGATAAATAGATATGATTCAGTTAAATGGAGAAATGGATCATTTCCAATGATAAAAGATGGAATATTTAGACCAAATGTAATTAAGTTTTGGAATAATTTCCCGCACGTTGATTTTCCCGAAGATTCAAATTGTCAAATGTGTTTTTGGAAAAACGTTCAAGTTTTAAGGAAAAATTTTGAAAGCAACCCACATACAAGAGCAGTTATGCAATGGGCTAAAAACCTTGAAATAAAAATGGGTAGAAGATTTAGACACAATATGTCCCTTTCTAAAATAGAAGAAATGGGATTGCAACTTGATTTTATTTTTGCAGATGATAACATGGGTTGTCAATCGGGGTTTTGTACAAATTAAAACCTATCTTTGAACTATGAAATACCCCGTTGTTTACATAAGGTGGGAAGATCATTTTGAAACTTCCGATTGGACAGACCTTGCCACGCATAAGGCCGAGGCGTACATAAACGAAACGGTTGGATTTCTGATTAAGAAGGAAAGAAAACACTACATTGTCGCCCGAACGGTAACACCCGACGGTATGGGGGACGGGATAATGAACATCATGCGCAAGAACGTGGTGGAGGTAACGGAACTAAAATACAAACAATGAAAACATACACAATAAAGTCCAACTTCGAGTTTGGCGAGCAAGTCTGCATGATAGGCGATAATAGCGAATCCTTTTCGGTGGGCGTTGTTATAGGGTTTAAAGTATCCAAGGCCAACTCATTTGTTT